GTTCGCTGTGGCGCGGAATTTGTACGGTTTCGGACACGAATCCCGCCGGTAAGTGAGGCGGCGAAAGGGAAGCATGGCTGACGGTCCCCATGGCGGCAAACACCAGCCCTCCGCGAGCGAGGTCGCGGAGCGGCAAATCCTGCTCGCGGCAAGCGAGAAGCTCAAGGCGCACAGGGTTTTGACGGCCCGCGAGCAGTCGGCCGTGAAGCGCTGGGAGAAGGAGAAGGAGGAGCGTCTGCGCTGGGAGTACTACAGCGCGATTCCGCAGAAGCACTGGCTGAAGATGTCGGGGCGGCAGGCCAAGGTGGTGAACGAGCAGGCTGTCCGCTACGGCCTGCCTTTCGCCGGCGCCACGATTGACCTTCGGCGGCTTGCCCACGCCCTGCACGACTTCCTGGCGGCGAACGCGATCAAACTTTCGCGCGAGGACGATCCGCTGCTGGAGGGGGGGGCAACCCCGGCTCTTGAGCGCTACCGCGAAGAGCGGGCGACGCTGGCCCGTCTCGACAGGATGGAGCGCGAGAAGCAATTGATCCCCCGCGACGGCGTGCGGCAGGCCCTGGGCAAGATCGCGGGGATCCTCCGAGCGGCGGGCGAGTCGCTCCAGCGGCAGTACGGCCAGCAAGCAAAGGACCTGCTGGACGAGGCCCTCGACGACGCGGCCCAGGAGGTCGAGCGAGCCTTCGGTCTGCTGGACCCTGTGGCCGAAGTCCGCGCCGCGACAAAGCCCGAGGGAACCGATGCCCAACCTGCTCCATGACGACCTGCGATGGTTCCTCCGAGCGGCTCGCGCGAAGCGTGTTCGCACGATGCGCCAATTCGCCGAGGAAGAGATCGTGCTTCCGGGCGGCCCCTTCGCCGGCCGGCGGTTTCGATGCTCTCGGCAACCGTTCGCCGCGCTCTGGTTCGCCGAGGTTGATTCCGGCCGATGGTCCCGCCACGTCGCGTCGGGGCCATCGCAAAGCGGGAAGACCCTGACATGCTTCGTGATTCCGCTGCTTTACCACCTGTTCGAGTTGGGGGAGACTGTCATTTGCGGATTGCCAGATATGGACATGGCCGCCGACAAGTGGCGAGAGGACTTGCTGCCCGTAATCGAGCGGAGCCGGTACGCTGACCTGTTGCCGTCGCGTGGCGGCGGCAGCCGGGGCGGCCGGGTCCAGACGTTGCAATTCCTGAACGGCGCCACGCTCAAATTCATGTCGGGCGGCGGCAGCGACAAGAGCAGGGCCGGGTTCACCAGCCGGGTGGTCGTTATCACCGAGACGGACGGCATGGACCAGGCGAGCGGCACGTCTAGGGAGTCCGACAAGATCAGCCAACTTCAGGCGCGCACTCAGGCATTCGGAGAGCGGGCAAGGCTCTACATGGAGTGCACTGTCAGCACGGCCGACGGCCGGACCTGGCGGGAAATCAAGGCGGGCACGGACAGCAGGATCATCCTCCCTTGCCCGCACTGTGCCGGATGGGTGACGCCCGAGCGAGAGCACCTGCACGGCTGGCAAGACGCGCAGAACGTCATGGAGGCGTCTAGCCGGGCGGCGCTGGCCTGCCCGTCATGCGGGGCGAGCTGGACGGAGCAAGAGCGGTCCGACGCGAACCATCGGGGGCGGCTACTCCATCGCGGCCAGGGGGTCGATGTCGCCGGCGAGATTTCGGGAGAGCTACCGCCGACGCGGACGCTCGGATTCCGCTACACCGCCGCGAACAACCTCCTGATGGAAATGAAACAAGTGGCGGAAGCCGAATGGGAAGCCCCGCGGACGACGGACGCTGATTCCGCTGATAAACGCCTTCGTCAATTCTTCTGGACGCTACCGAGCGAGGCGAAGGTTCTTACATTGAGTGAAATGGATATAACCCACATCATCCACCGCGTCAGCGACGTTCCGCGCGGCCGCGTGCCCGCCGACGCCGAGACGGTTACGGTCGGGATCGACGTGGGGAAGTGGCTGTCCCATTGGGTCGCCATCGCTTGGCGCCCGCGGGCTACCCCGCATGTCATGGAGTATGGGCGGCTCGAAGTGCCGAGCAAAGAGATGGCGGAAGAGATCGCCATTCTTACGGCCCTTCGTCGGTTCCGCGACGAAGTATGCTTGCCGGGCTGGCCGTCCATCGCCGAAGGGAAGGGCATGATTCGGCCGCTGGCCGTGATCGTAGACTCGGGCAACTGGGAGGCCACCATCGTCGCGCTCTGTGCTGAAAGCAACGGACTCTTTCATCCGAGCAAGGGCTTCGGCGTCCAGCAACTCGGGAAGCGAAAATTTTTTCGCGAACCTGGCTACGAGGCGGTGGCGCAGAAGGCCGGATACATGCTGGTGGAGGTCAACTCCGACTTTTGGAAATCGCACGTCCACTCACGGCTCCAGACGCCCATAGACCAGCCGGGCGGTCTCTCGCTCTTCCATGCAACACCGACCGAGCACCTGACCTTCGCGAAGCACCTGACGGCCGAGCGGAGGGTTGAGGAGTTTGTCGCCGGCCGCGGGCTGGTCACTCGCTGGGAAGCTGTCAACCGTAACAACCACTTCCTCGACGCGCTCGCTCTTGCCTGCCTGGCCGGCTACGCCGTCGGGCAACGCATCGTACAGCCGGGACAGGCGCCGCCCCCGCCGCCCCCAGATCCCCAGGCTCAAGGGCCTTCCGCCGGCGGCTATCTCGGCAATACGTCGGGCTGGCTCTGATGCCCATTCGTCCATTGCCCAGCCTACATTAGAGCGTGATTGACTTCACGGCGATCCCGACGTTGACCGATGCGCAGATCCTGAACGCCATGCGGCTTGGGGTCGCGCAACTCGCCATTTCCGCCGAGGTCACGATTGCCGGCCGCACGGTTCGAAGGGCGGACCTGCCCCAACTCATCGACGCCATGCACGTCTTCGAGCATCGCATCGCCCTGGCCGGGGCCGGCGGCCAACTCGCCGCGCTCGTGGAAGTGTCGCAGCCGGACATCGGGATCGACCAGCACCCGCGAGAGACCTAATGGCCGACCAACCGCCCAGGACGTTCATCCCCCCGAAGGCGTCGATGCTCGAGCGACTCCTACGGCCGGCCGCTGCCCTGCAACGCGACTGCGCCCGCGCGCAATGGGAGATGCAAGGCGCCGTCCCTTACACGCCCGCCTACCAAAGCCGGATGGACACCTATTGGTCGCTCTCGCTGTCCATGTCCGGCGTCCGCGAGATTAACCGATTCAACCTGCGCCGGATGCGAGATCGGGCGAGGCAGAACGAGCGTGAGAACGTGCTGGCCTGCGCGATTCTCGACCGCTATACCGACAACGTCATCGGGGCCGGCCTCCGCGTCCAGCCGGCGACGAGCGACCCGGACTTCAACAAGCAAGTGCTGGAATTGTGGGAGGACTGGAAAGATTCCGCGGAAATCACCGGTCGCTACGCCTTCGGCGAATGGCAGGCCATGAAGTACCGCTCGCACGCCCGCGACGGCGACGTGGGCACGGTGCTGGTCTCCCGCGGCGACGATGCCTACTTGCAGACGATCAGCGGGGACTACATCGACTCGCTGAGCGGAGCGATTCTGGACAACGTGACGAACGTGCACGGAATGGAGTTGGGGCCAGACCAGCGGCCCGTACGGTATCACATCAAGAGCGCCGACGACAAGGGCTGGTGGACCGAGACAATCGTTCCCGCCCGGAATTTCGTCTTCTTCCCTCGCTGCAAGCAATTGACCGACTACCGCGGCGAGCCGCTGTTCGCCCCCATCTTCACGCTGCTCGAACAGATCGGCGCGTACGTGGACGCCGAGGTGATGAAGCAGCGGATCGCGGCCTGCCAGGCACTCATCATCAAGCGGCAGGCGTCCGGTCTGGCCTACGGAGCGTTGCCGACGACGACCAACGCGCAAGGCGCGGAGCAGGCGTCGTGGCGGCTTGAGCCTGGCCTTGTGCAAGTGCTCGCGACCGGCGAAGAGATGCAGGCGTTCACGCCGTCGTCCGGCGCTCAAGACTTCGTGGCGCTCATGCGTTGCCTGATCGGATTCTTGGGACTCAATTGCGGGCTTACCCTCCAGATGCTGCTGATGGACTACGGCGGCATGAGCTACACGGCGGGCAAGGCCGGAACCCTCCAATCCCACCACCACTTCCGCATGAAGCAAAGTCGGTTCGTGGAACGTGCGCTGAAACGCATATATCAGTGGTGGCTCTCCAAGCAGGTCAAAGCCGGCCGGCTGATCGTGCCTTCAGGCCTTAAGGGCAACTTCTGGCGGCACCTTTGGATCGCCCCCGGCTTTCCGCTGCTGGACCCGAACAAGGAAATCGCCGCGCAGATGGCCGAAATCGACGCCGGGCTTGGCACGTATTCCGACATTGCATTGAGCCGTGGGCATATCTTCGAGGAACTCTGCGAACGCCGGGCAAGGGACGAAGCCTTGCTTGACCAGTTCGGCATTGTGCCGAGCCGGTCCACGTTGACGCGCGACCTTGTGGCCCCCGCCGCCCCCGCGAAGCCCCCATCTGGCGCGGAGAACGATGACGATCTTGAGGACGAGCAAGCGGACGAAACTTGATCCGGCCGCCTATATTAAAGCGAGACTCTAACATGGCAAGAATCAACCGACACAAGAACGCGCAGGGCTTCTACCGGCCGGAAGCCTATCTCGGCCTCTGGTCGATTCTCCCCGACTCGCTGAGCCACTATCTCGCCGTGGTCGGCGCCCTGGACCTCCCCGCGATGGCTGCCGCCGCCGCGGAGAAGGACAAGGAGAAAGGGGACGCTTCGCCGTCCACGCCGCTTCCCACCCAGAAGCCGGACATCGGCAAAAAGAAGACCGAGAAGAAGGCGTCCATCGACGAGAAGCAAAAACGCCACGACGAAATGGCGAAGGACATCAACGACCACGAAAAGGACCTCGCGGCCAAGAAGGACAAGCATTCCGAGGACGACAAGGACGCCATCGACAAGTCGGAAGAGTCGCTCGCCGAGAAAAAGAAAAACCACTCCGCGCTGAAGGACGAGATCGACAAGGACAAGAAGGACCTCGAGGACCTGGAGGAGCAAGAGGAGGCCGACGAAGAGGCGCAAGCCCGCGCGGCCCTTGAGTTCCGCGGCCAGGCCGAGGACGGCGGCGATTCCTTCGAGGCATACGACCTGCACGGCGACACCGCGATCATCACGCTGTCCGGGCCGATGACCAAGTACCCCACGAGCTTCCAATCCGTGATCGGCGGGGCCTCGACCGTGCAAGTTCAGTACGCGATCCGCCTGGCGAACAAGGACCCGGAAGTGGCCCGAATCGCCCTTCGTCTGGACTCCCCGGGCGGCACGTGCGCAGGCACCTTCGCGCTGATGGAGGAAGTGAAGAACTCCGCGAAGCCGCTGTGGGCATATGGCGAGGACATGATGTGTTCCTGCGCCTATTTCACCGCGTGCGGCGCGGACAAGATTTTCTGCAACGCGACCGCGATGGTCGGCTCGGTGGGAACGCTCGTCATGCTTCGCGACACTTCCGGCGCGTACAGCATGGCCGGCATCAAGATGGTGCTCATCGGCTCCGGCAAGCATAAGGGCGCCGGCATGGAAGGCACCGAGATCACCGACGAGCAGAAAGCGTACTTCCAAAGCCGCGTGGACGACATCAACTCGCAATTCGTCGGCGCGGTCAAAGACGCCCGGAAGCTGAACGACAAGCAACTCGCCGAGGTCGCCGAGGCCGGGGTGTACGTCGGCGCCAAGGCGGCTTCGGCCGGGCTGATCGACGGCGTTCTGGGCTGGGAAGAGTTCCTCGCCAAGTTCGAGGCCGAGACGAATCCGCAGGCTCTCGCCGCGGCGGCCGAACAGGCGAAAACCGCAAAGATCGTCATGGCGGCTTGGGCCGACGCCCGCATTCTGTTGGCGGAAATGGTGAAGGCGGTCGGCTCGGTGGATTTCGCGGTGACGATGTTTACCCAGGGCAAGACGCTGGACCAGGCCAAGGTCTTGAGGGCCGAGCAGATCAACGCGGCCGAATCTTTGCGTCTCAAAACAGGCATTTCCGCGAGCGACGGGCAAGGGCCGCTGAATCTCGGCTCGACCATCGACGCGACGGAAAACCAGTTCATTCAGAAAGTGGCGGCCTACAAGGCCGAGCACAAGTGCGATCAGCGGGCCGCGATGTCCGCGGTCATCAAATCGGACCCGGAACTTCATGAGGCCTGGATGCAGGCGGTGCAAGCGAAGTCGGCGAAAGCGGCGCAATCCAGCGCGGCGAATTCGCGGCCCAGCGCCTAGATTAGAGCGGACCAAGAGACGGTCAACAAACGAGACGAATCGAACCCGGAGATTGAATCATGGCCAACTACGTCGAACATGGCTTCAAGAGCTTCAAAATCGCGTCGAGCGTCGCGCAGTACCTCCGGGTCAAGTGCGCGGCATCGCAGGTCGGCAACCCTGCCTCCGCGAATCCCATCGTCGCGCTTGCTGGCGCCGCCGACGTGACGGTCGGAACGACCTGGGAAGCGGCCTTTGTAACCACGGACGCATTGGGCAAGACGGTCAATGCGAATGTGCTCGTCCGGCTGGCGTCGGCCGAAGGGACGGTGATCGGAACCCTGGACACGACCAGTTCGGTCGTCCCCGGAACTCCGCTCTATTCCGGGGCCTCGGGCTGCGTCTCCATCACGCAGGCCTCGGGCGCCAGCTTGCTCGGCTATTCGCTGGGCAACGCGGCCACGACCGGGGACCTCGTCGAATACCTGCCCGTCTAACCGGGCGGCGGCGAATCAAGAATCGGTTTCGACTGACTGACAGAAAGAGACAACCAGGCTAGGAGCTAACCATGGCCGTATCACCGAGTGCAAGTCTTGCCACCCTGCGACCGGACCTCGCGCAGTCGTTCGAGGGCTACGACTTCGAGAACGCCCAGCGCGGATTCGTAGGCATGGACCTCTTGCCGCTCACCGCCGTCGCGAGCCAGGCGGGGAACTTCGGATTTTTCGCGCCGAATCAGATTCTCATCCAGCGCACCGACACGCGGGCTCCGGGCGGCAACTACGAGCGCGGACAAAGCCAGTTCACGGCCAAGACTTACTCGTGCAAGGAACATGGCTTCGAGGAGCCCGTGGACGACCGCGAGACGAAGATGTTCGGGAACTACTTCGACGCGGAGAGCTTCGCCGCCCGCCGCGCTCGCGACACCGTTCTTCGCAACTACGAGCTTCGCGCTCTCACCCTCCTGAACGACTACTCCAATACCGGCGGCGGCGGGGCCAACGTGCTGCACTTCTTCCTCGGCGCGACGGCCGCGGGCGCCTACCAGAACACCGAGACCCTCA